CTCCATCTGTGTAGTCGTCTCTTCGTCTTCTACCAACTTGCTCGTTAGCAAACTTCTGTACTTCTTGTTTATATTTATTTTCATACAAAGTCAACATGTCTATCGGGCCTTTTAAAAAGCCATATGCTTCTGATAGACAGCAATATAATAGTCCATTTGGAAAATTAAGACTAATATAATTACTTTGATTGCTAGACTCTAAAGTGTCTGGCATTTTATTAAAATGCACTCTAAATCTATATGTAGTATTTGGTGTAGGGGCTACAAATATTCTACCAGATGTGGTGTCTGTGTTACCAGTTGCACCACCAAACATAGCATAATATTTAGGTTGACCTTGGGCTGCGGAGGTTCCTGTCACATCCTGATATTCTTGAAGATAGGTCATATCTTTTTTTTCTAGCCATCT